TAAAGTATTCTACCAACTTTGCGCCCGAAACTTCTTCGTATTGGTTAACTCCGATTCAACAAAGCATATTCGCTACGTATTATTTTCCTTATTTGACTAACTTATTTAATCCTAAAAATAGGCTAACAACTATTAAGGCGAATTTACCCGTTTCAATTCTTACGGGGTTGCAGTTAAACGATAGGTTAATTATTCGGGACAAGCGCTACCTAATAAACGAAATGAAAACGAATTTAGTTACGGGAGAAACTACCTTCCAACTACTTAACGATTTTATGCCAGTAATGCCCGCGAGAATAATTAATACCGAACCAAACGTGCCAAGCGTAGGAGTTCCGATTACGTTTCCGCAGTTAGCACCAAACAAAGGTAATGTAATACAAGCCACGTTTTCAAGTTCAAACCCCGACGTAATTTTACCCGCTTCAATTACAAGTAGCCAACGGGTTACGTTTATTCTTCCCGATGTAACAGGAAACGAAGAACGAATAACCGAGGAAGCGGATTTAAGGATAGTGGAAGACGGAAGGCAATTAAATACCGAAGGCGCTAACGATATTATAAATATTCGGGTAACTTATTTAGGCGAAGACGGAAGCGAACAAACGCAAGAAATTATAATTTTAAGAAGATGAGTTATATAAATCAAATAGTACAACTTTTACAAGTAGCGGATTTCGTAGGCGAACACGAATATATAGAAATCGCAAAAGGGAAATATAAATTACATTACGACTTAAAGGGAACGTACAAACAAGCAATAAGAGAGTTTAGAATACAAAGACAAATTAAAAATGGCAGAAAAAAGAACTATTGAACTTGAGATTCAAGATAACACCAAAAGCCTAAAGGCGCAGTATAAAGAAGCCGTTGTAGAATTACAAAAAGTTTCCGCAGCCTACGGAGAAACAAGCACCGAAGCAATCCAAGCCGCTAAGGCAGCCGCAGAACTTAAAGACCAAATCGGATTTACGAATGACTTAGTAAACTCGTTTAACCCCGACGCTAAATTTGATGCACTAAGCAAATCGTTTGGAGGGGTCTTAGACGGCTTTTCAGCGGTTCAAGGTGCTATGGGGTTAGTTGGTGTTGAATCAGAAGCCGTAGAACAAACTATGCTTAAGGTTCAAAGCGCTATGGCTTTGTCGCAAGGTTTTCAAGGTTTAATGGAAGCCAAAGATTCATTTAAGCAATTAGGCACGGTAGCCAAAGACACTTTTAAGAGTTTGTCTTCCGAAAGTAGCTTAGCGGGTAAGGCAACGAGCGCACTCGGACCAGTATGGAAGGCGGTAGGATTAAGCGGTAAAACTGCATTAAGCGGAATCCGTGCGGGAATAGCTGCAACGGGAATCGGTTTATTAGTAGTTGCGTTAGGTGCGGTAGTTGCTTATTGGGACGATATTAAAGCGGCAGTCGGTGGGGTTACTGGTGAAATGGAAAAGAACTTAGAACTAAGCCACCAACAAGTTGAAAACGCACAAAGCGAGGTAGAATTATTCGACCTTCAGGAAAATTCGTTAAAGTTACAAGGGAAATCCGAAGAAGAAATTTTAAGGCTACGCCAAGGAAAATTAAAGATATTAGCTAAAGAGCAAGAAGAAGACATTAAGTTAGCCGAAAACAAAAAGAAATTAGAAGTAGAAGCGGCAAAGAGAAATAAAGCTTTATTAGAAGCCTACTTAACGCTACAAATAGAATCTATAATGCTTCCGTTTAGGGCGTTAGCGGGATTAGTAGACGGAACTATGGCAACGGTAAACGCGGGGTTAAGGGCGTTAGGTCAAGACGAAATAAAGTTTAAGTCGATAAATAGTTATATGACCGAATTCCGAGAATATGCGGTAGGCGGTTTGTCTAAAATGGTATTCGACCCCGAAGGAATAGCCAAAGAAGGAGACGCATCTATTAAGGCAATGCGAAACGAACTTAATAAAACAAAGAGCGAAATTGACGGCGCAGAATTATCAATACGGGATATTAAAAAAGGTTCTTCCGAAAAACAAGCCAAAGACAAAAAAGAAGCGGATACGTCGATGACTGATTATCTAAACGCTTTGGAAGCGGAACGACAAGCCAACATAAAAGACGCAAGGGAGAAAGAGTTACAAGAAGCCGCAAATAAATACGACGAACTTACCGCGTTAGCGGATAAGGCGGGACAAAGTACAACCGAAATAGATAAAAAATACATAGCACAACGAACGGAAATAAATAAAAAGTTTGACACGTTAGAAAAAGAAGAACGAGCAAAAGCCGAAGCCGAAGCCTTAGAAAAAATGATTGCCGCAGATGCAGCCGCGTGGGAAATTGAAAAGACAAATAGACAACTTCGAATAGACGGAATCAAGGAAGGAAGGGTAAAAGAATTAGAAGTAATCGACCTTGCATACGATTCCGAATTACTGGCTTTGAATAACCAACTTGACGCGAAAACACTAAGCGAAGAAGAATACCAAAAACAAAAGGTATTAATGGAAGAAAAGTACGGTGCGCAAATTGCAGAAACGAACAAAAAGTTTGACGAAGAAGACAAGGCACGAAGGGAAGCCGCATTACAAAGAAACGCGGATTTAGCAAAGTCGGGCTTAAGCGCAATTAGCGACCTTACGGAGTTGTTTGGTAAGAAAAGCGAAAAACAAGCAAAGAGAGCGTTCAATATTAAAAAGGCTGCAAGTATATCGAGCGCGTTAATAGATACGTTCTTAAGTGCTCGTTCCGCTTATTATTCACAATTTACGCCAGTACCCGACCCGAGTTCTCCCGTTCGTGGTGGTATCGCTGCGGGTATAGCGGTTGCAAGTGGGTTAATAGGAGTTGCTAAAATAGCTTCGCAAAAATTCGAGGGCGGTGGTTCGGTTAGCGGTGGTGGTGGTGGTGGCGCTGAAAGTGGCGGTGGTGGTATGGGTGGCGGTAGCCAAGCGCCTTCGTTCAACGTGGTAGGCAATAACGGACTAAACCAACTTGCACAACTTCAACAACAACCAACACAAGCCTACGTTGTTAGTGGACAAGTTACCACGGCTCAAAGTTTGGATAGAAACCGAATACAAAACGCAACACTTTAATAATAATTAAATTAATAAGTTATGAGAATCATAGAATTGATTATAGACGAAAAGGACGAACAAAGCGGAATCGATGCCGTTAGTGTAGTTCATTCTCCCGCTATCGAAGAAAACTTTATTGCCCTAAATAAACACGAAATCGAACTAAAAGAAATAGACACGGAGAAACGTATTCTTATGGGTGCGGCTTTAGTTCCGAATAAACAAATTTACCGAAGAAACGCAAAGAACGAAGAATACTATATTTACTTTTCAGCGGACACAATACGCAAAGCAAGTGAATTATTTTTAATGCGTTCAAATCAAAACAACGCTACCTACGAACACGAAAAAAAGTTAACGGGGTTAAGCGTAGTTGAATCGTGGATAATCGAAGACGAAGAAAAAGACAAAAGCAAACTATACGGCTTTGACTTACCTAAGGGAACTTGGATGATTTCGATGAAAGTAAATAACGACGAAGTGTGGAACGATGTTAAGGAAGGTAAAGTAAAAGGCTTTTCAATAGAAGGGTATTTTGCTGATAAATTCGAAATGAGCGCAGAGGAAGACGAAGCAACCGAGGTGGTAAATGAACTTAAAAAACTATTAAACATAAAATAAAATGAGTAACTTAAACACAATCTTAAACAAGTTAGGAAAAATCGAAGAAATCGAACAAACAAATCTAGAAAAGCACGAAATCGAGTTAAATACGATACAAAATATAATAAAATATGTTGTAAAAGCGGAAGATATTATTGTAAAGTTTGAAAAATTAGAAAATGAATTTGAATCCGCAGAAAAAAAGATTTTAGATTTAAGAAAACAAATTAATGCTTATAAACAAGACGCGAAAATTGCTACTGATGTTTTGGATGGAGAATTAGAAAAGTTAGCAAAACAATCTAAAGAAATTGGGGTAGACTTAAATACAATACCCGCATTCCAAGAAGGTAAAAAAGCTTGGTCATTTATTAGTGTGATTTCAAAAAGTATTGACGAATACAATAAGCCAATCTAAATTAGAACAAATCCAAAATGGCTAAACAAATTGCAACTTCTAACCACGTTCAAAAGCCGAAAGTAAAGCGTCCTAACGTACACGCGAAATCAAAAACTAGCCAACTCAAAACGTCAAAGAATTATAAAAAACTAAACCGCGGTCAAGGATGAAAAATCTAGGAAACGAAAAGCGTAGCAGTCCGAGGGGTGGTAAACGTGGTTGCCTATGTAAAGACGGAAACTACCACCGAAAATGTTGTAACGGAGATTTACAAAACCAAGGGATAGGAAGCACTTACGACCAAACCCAAGGAAGCGGAACTACTAACGTGCCAACAACCCATACCACGACAAATTCGGGAACGGGCGGTAACTAAAAATGCAACAAAACTTTTAACCTTTAATTATAATAATATGAAAACAATTTTAGACAAAATCAACAAAGCGGACGAAATCCAAGCTAAAAAAGTTGAGTTAGGAAAACACGAAGTCGAGCTAAACGTAATAGAAGATTTCTTAAAATCATTAGCAGCGGCTCAAGATTTATTAAAAAGTTCTGCAAATGACGTTGTAGAAGTTAGAAAATCATTAGACCCAATACTTCGAAAATTAGAAATGGCAAAAAGCGCATTTTCTCGTTCCGAAATGGTTGGTTCAAATACTATTAAACAAGTAAAAGCATTAGGATTAGAACTACCGAGTAATTTTGGTGCTGCATACGATAGATTAGCAAAAGACGCTAAAAGAACTGAAGATTCAATTAAAAAACTAACTTCACTTAAAACAGATTTAGCAATATAAATAAAACACAAATGAAAAATAGCACACTACTAGAAAAAATCAAGGCTTTGTTATCTAACGAAATTAAGTTAGAGCAAATGCTTATGGGAGACGGAGTAACTAAAATCGAAGCGGATGCCTTCGAAGCGGGTAAAGAAGTTTTTGTCGTAACTGAAGATGAACAAAAGATAGCCGTTCCCGTTGGAGAATACGAATTAGAAGACGGACGAATTTTGGTAATCGTTGAAGAGGGTATTATTTCCGAGGTTAAAGAAAAAGAAGAAGAAGTAGAAGAAGAGGAAGTAAAAGAAGAAGAGGTTGAAGCAATGCCCGAAGAAGAAATGAGCGCACCCGTTGCAACCCCTAAAAAAACTATTGAATCCATTGTTAAAGAATCGTTCTTTAGCGAAATGGAAAAACTACAAAAAGAAAACGAAGAGTTAAAAGCAGAATTGGCTAAACTTTCCAAAGTTAACGTGATTGCAAACGAAGCGACCGAACTTAGCGAAACACCTACCCCAATTTCTTTTAACCCCGAGAACGAGGCTAAAGCCGATTTTATTAAAATTGGTTCAAAAGCACCACGCGGAATTATGGATTCCGTTTTAGCAAAAATTAATAAATAACTAAAAACAAAAAACAATGCCAACAGCAACTAACATTACAACGTCTTACGCTGGCCAGTGGGCTGGTAAGTACGTTTCAGCGGCTCTTTTGAGCGCACCAACTATCGAAGGCGGAGCGGTTACCGTTATGCCTAACGTAAAATACAAAGCAGTTATACAAAGAATCGAATCTAACGACATTCTTAAGGACGCTACTTGTGATTTTACCCCAACTTCTACCGTAGATTTAACCGAGCGTGTTCTCGAAGTAAAAGACCTACAAGTAAACCTTACTTTTTGTAAGTCTCAATTCCATTCAACTTGGCAATCTATCGAAATGGGTTATTCTTCTTTCGACACTTTGCCTAAGTCTTTTTCCGATTACCTAATCGCATACGCTGCCGAAAAAGTTGCAGCCGCTAACGAGGTTTCTATTTGGAGAGGTTCTTCTTCTACAAGTGGTCAATTTGACGGGTTATTTACAACCGCACAAGCAGACGTTAACTTACCAGTAGCGCAAAATATTTCGGGTGTGACTATTACTGCCGCTAACGCTATTGCACAAATGCAATTAGTTTACGACGCTATCCCCGCTGCATTGTTCGGTAAGCCCGACCTAAAAATTTACGTTGCTCAAAACGTAGCTAAAGCGTACATCGCTGCCTTAGGTGGTTTCGGATTGCTTACGGGTTCGGAAGCTAACGCGGGTACTAACAACTTGGGTACTCAGTGGTATGCTAACGGAAGTTTGACTTTCAACGGAATTCCCGTATTTATGGCTAACGGACTTGCTGCAGATACTATGATGGCTACCACCGTATCTAACCTTTATTTCGGTTGTTCTTTGTTAAGCGACACTCAAGAAGTTCGAGTAATTGATACTTCCGCTACTTTAGGCGACGATAACGTTCGTGTTGTTATGCGAATGGCTGCGGGTGCAACTTACGGAGTTATCGAAGATATCGTAATTTACGGATAATCCACATAACCAAAATATAACGGGGTGGTGGATAATACTGCCACCCTTTTTTTTAACAAATTAAAACTAAAATAAAATGAGCTGCGATATTTCACACGGTAGATTAGAGCCTTGTAAAGACGTTGTAGGTGGATTAAGAAACATTTATATCCTTAACTACGGCGCTTATACTGAATCTAACATTACTTACGATACTGCGGTAGGTTACGAAGACGTAATTACTGGTATTACTTTATTACCTTCAACGGATATTTATAAATTCGAATTAAAAGGTACTAACTCCTTTGAAACAACGATTACTAGTTCACGCGAGAATGGTACTACATTCTTCGAACAAGTATTATCAATTCAGTTAAAGAAACAAGACCAAATTACTCACAAGCAAATTAAGTTATTATCTTACGGACGTCCTAACGTAATCGTAGAAACTAATAACGGAGATTATTTTATCGCGGGATTACTTCGCGGTATGGATGTAACTGCGGGTACTATTTCAAATGGTACTGCCTTGGGTGATATGACTGGTTACAGTTTGACACTAACTGGGCAAGAAGCCGTGCCTTCGAATTGGTTAGATTGTACAACCGAAGCACAATTAATTACTTTACTTGGTATTACTTCGGGTAACGTTATTAACTCTTAAGAACTTTGTTTCATATGCGTTAAGGGGGTGGCAACACCCCTTTTTTATTGCACAAAAAAACGAATTACTAGTTATAATAATATGATAGTAGTTCAAGAACAATTAACAAGCCAAACGTTTGATTTCATACCACGTTACGGAACGCCCACAACGTGCGAACTAATCGACGAAAACACGAACGTACTTACAACGGTTGCGGGTACGTTTACGGCAGGGGATTACGTCTACCAATTTACGGGAATCTTACCCACGGAAGAAAATCATTTTTATTGGATGGTATTAAAAGACGCGAACGGAGATTTAGTGTTAAAGGAACGTATCTTTTGCACGAACCAACCTATTAACACGTTCTCAGTAAACAACGGGGAATATGTAAGCAACCAAACAACTAACGACTTTATAATGTATGAGTAATAACGTTCACATACTCCAATTAGCGGAATACCAACAACCGACTATCCAAGAATCTAAACGCGATGCGTGGGTAGAATTCGGCGAAGACAACAATTACTTCGGGTACTTAATAGATAGGTACACGAAATCCACGACAAACAGCGCGATTATAAACAACGTAAGCCGTTTAATTTACGGCAAAGGTCTAAGCGCCTTAGATGCTTCGCGTAAGCCTAACGAGTACGCTCAAATGATGACCTTGTTTAGTCCTGATTGTTTACGTAAAATGGTATTCGATAGAAAACTATTCGGGCAGTTTGCGATGCAAGTTCACTACAACGATAAGCACGATAAAATACTAAAGGTTTATCATATGCCAGTGAACTTATTACGAGCGGAAAAATGCAACGAAAACGGGGAAATAACGGGGTATTACTATTCCGATAATTGGGACGATGTACGCAGATTCCCGCCTAAACGATTTAACGCATTCGGACACGGAAAAGACAAAGTAGAAATAATGTTCGTTAAGCCTTACGGGGTTGGAATGAAATACTATGCTTACCCCGACTACCAAGGCGCGATACCTTACGCAGTTTTGGAAGAAGAAGTAAGCGACTATCTAATTAACGAAGTGCAAAACGGATTTTCGGGTACTAAGGTAGTTAACTTTAACAACGGAGTTCCTTCGGAAGAACAACAAGACTTAATTAGCCAAAAGGTATTAAGTAAGTTAACGGGTTCAAAAGGTCAAAAAGTTATCGTAGCGTTTAACTTAAACTCGGAATCTAAAACCACGGTAGACGATATTCCGTTAAACGACGCGCCCGACCATTACACGTACTTAAGCGAAGAATGTTTAAGAAAAATAATGTTAGGACACAACGTTACAAGTCCGTTACTTTTCGGGATTGCTTCTAGTAACGGATTTAGCTCGAACGCAGACGAACTACAAAACTCGTTTGTATTGTTTAACAATATGGTTATTAAGCCGTTTCAAGACGAAATCTTAGAAGCCTTTGACAAAGTTTTAGCATTTAACGGGATAGCCTTAAAACTATTCTTTAGAACGTTAAAACCGCTTGAATTTACCGACTTAGAAAACGCAACTACCGAAGAACAAGTAACGGAAGAAACGGGAGCGGATGCAACTGAGTTAAAAGCACAAAGCACGGAAGAACAAATAGCGTTAGCGTTACAAGAATTCGGAGAACAACCGCAAGCGGATTGGCTATTAATAGACGAAGCACCCGTAGATTACGACACGGACGAAGAAGAAAACAACGCGCTTAAAGGCGAAAAAAGTTTATTCTCTAGGTTAGTTGAATTGGTAAATACTGGTATCGCATTCCCTAACGCTAAGTCCGAACAAGACGAAGCAATAGACGGAGTTAAGTTTATTACACGTTATGTTTACGAAGGCGAGGACGGGGGTAAAAGCGGTAAGACACGTCCTTTTTGTAAGTTAATGAAAAGCGCTAAAAAGATATACCGAAAAGAAGACATTTTGAGAATGAGTAAAAGCGTAGTAAACGGATTCTACGTAAACGCGGAAGGCGAACAAATAGGCTTTGGACCACGTGGTAAACTTAGTTACGATATTTGGTTATATAAAGGCGGACCTAATTGCCACCACCGTTGGAACAAACAAGTTTACGCGCAGTTCGATAGCCGTTTTGGAATAGACGTTAATAGCCCGAACGCAAAAAGAATAGCCGTTAAAAAAGCGGAGAAATTTGGATACAAAATTAAAAACAATGCACTCGTAAGCACTCGACCAATCGATATGCCGAACCGAGGATTTTTACCTAAATAAAATGGCAGAAGCATTACTAATTACACGAGACGATTTAGTACGTTTTACCGCACTAAACGGAAACATAGATACCGATACATTCATTCAATGGATTAAAGTTGCTCAGGATATCCATATACAGCAGTACACGGGAACGCAACTACTTGATAAAATAAAAGCGGATATAGTAGCGGGAACGTTAGCGAACCCGTATTTAGACCTTGTCGAAACCTACTTAAAGCCTATGTTAATCCACTGGGCTATGGTCGAATACCTTCCGTTTATGGCGTACACGTTAGCGAACAAGGGTATATTTAAGCATAGTTCGGAAAACGCGCAAAACGTAGAAAAAAACGAAGTGGATTTTTTAGTAGACAAACAAAAGTATTTAGCGCAAAATTACACGGAGCGTTTTATATCTTTTATGACATTCTCGGGGAATACGTTTCCTGAATACTATTCGAACACGAATAGCGACATATATCCAAACACGGATTCAAACTATAGCGGATGGGTAATATAAAAAAGGAATACACGCCAAAGAAAAGCAACGTTATTAAGTTGCAGAAACTAATTAAAAAGTTAAACAATGTCAATAAGAATAAGTGAGTTAACGCCTAAAGGAGCGACATTAAGTGAAACGGATTTATTCGAAATTTCCGAAGATACGCCCGACGGCTTTGTAAGTAAAAGCATTACGGGCGCGGAAATAATAGACGCAATACCTGTTCCCGAAACTAACCCCCGAACGTTAGCAAGCGTGAACGGATTAAACCTAACGGGAACTACTAACCAAATAAGCGCTTCCGTTTTGATTCCCGCGGGAACTATTGTTACAAACAATTCGATTTACATTCGTAACCTACTAACTAAAACGGCGGGTTCAACAGCTTCAACGGGTAGAATTTATATAAACACTTCGAATACTTTAACGGGTGCAACGTTATTGGCTACGGGTTCTTCGGGTATGAACGCTTCGAATTATTTTCAACGATTAATAAGAAATATATTTTTTGACGGAACGAATCTAAATTGCTATAATTCGACGGGAAATGCGAGTACCGATTTAGGTGTGGGATTAATGACACTAATTCCGTTTAATCCCGCGAATGATTATTATTTAATCTTTGCCATTCAAAATTCATCAACTACTCCCGACAACTTAGGACACAAACGCGTAATAGTTCAAATATATGATTAATTTAACCACCATTTCAAACGGCTTCGTAATGCGCGAACTCGAATACCTATTCGAAGGCGAAGCGGAAATTCTTGACGAAACACAAGCGCACGTACCTACGGATAAAGGCGTTATTCTTTGCGACACTACAATGAGCGTAAACGAAAACACTTACGAGAATATAAACGACTTTTTAACCGCTTTGTATGCTTAATCATTTACGCGGGCTATCTTTACTTTATTACCTACTTAGTTTTACTGGCGTAGCGTTTACGCTATTTGAAGCGCCTTACATATTTATCAAACTTTTTGCAGTTTCTTACGCATCTTATTTAGCGTTTGAACTTTTGAACTTTTACCATAATGAACACTAAACTCCAACTTTTATTACTTTCGTTTTTAGCTATTTTATCCCCCATTAAAGGAATGGTAGTTATAACTATTTTTTTTATTTGGTTAGATTTAATCGCGGGTATATGGCGAAGTAAAAAGTTAAAGTTGCCTTTACGTTCCCGAGGGTTTGCCCGTACAATTTCTAAAACGTGTCTTTACGCGGGTGGTATCGTTTCTGTTTTCTTTTTGGAAAAATACATTTTAGCGGATTTAATTGGAATCTTTATTTCGGTTGAACTTGTCTTGACTAAAGCATTTACGTTTTACTGCGTTTTCACGGAGTTAAAAAGCATTAATGAAAGTTACTACGACGTAACGAAAAAAGACGTACTAAAATCATTCAAAGAGTTTATAACAGCTAAAAAACAAGAGTGGGATGGGTTTAAGTCTTGACATTCAAAAGATAGTACAAAAGCGTTTATCTAAAGGGCAATTCTTCGAAGAAGCAAGCGACAAAACGCAAATATATTTACACCACACCGCAGGCAACGGAAACGCGGAAGGGGTTTCTCGTTATTGGAATAGTAATGATTCTCAAATAGCAACGGCGTTTGTTGTAGGGGAAAACGGAACTATTGTACAATGTTTCTCCAGTAAGCATTGGGCGTGGCACTTGGGAATAGATAGCCAAGACTTCGCAACGCGGGGGCTACCTTACAAGAACCTTAATAAACTAAGCGTAGGTATAGAAGTTTGTAATTGGGGAATGCTCAAAGAAAAAAACGGAAAATTTTATAACTACGTAGGCGGGGAAATTAACCCTTCGTATGTTACTACTTTGGAAACACCTTACAAAGGTTACAAACATTGGTATAAATACACGGACGCGCAAATAGAAGCAACGCGCCAACTTGTCGTATATCTTTGCGAAACGTACGGAATTCCGAAGGCTTATCGTAAAGAAATATGGAGTTTAGATAACGAAGCGTTCAAGGGTTCTAAGGGAATCTATACGCATAACTCAGTACGAAAAGACAAAGCAGATATTTACCCGTGTCCGAGAATGATTAAAATGTTAGAAAGTTTATGATTCGATTAATAGCTATTTTAAGCGTTTTAACGCTACTTTCGTGTTCAAGTGAACGCAAAGCACAATACCACTACCGAAAAGCGCTTAAACACGGCTTAAAGGTGGTTAACGATAGCGACACGATACGAATAACTACATTGGATTCATTCCCCGTAATAAAAAACGATACTATCTTTTGGGAGAAATTTATCGCGTATCGCGATACGGTAATAAATTATAAAAATATATATATACCTAAGACACGTTGGCAAACTAGAATAGAATACAAAGAACGAGTTAAGACACTTCGAATAGAAGGTAAGACAAAATGGAAAACAGCGAAGGCGGTTCAAGTTGTTAAATATCGAACTTCGTGGTGGTTAGTTTTGATTGCTTTTGTACTTGGGTTCGTTCTAAAGTTCATTCTAAATAGCGCCTTTATTTCGCGGGTTAAACTATTCTTCCGATATTTCGGGCAAATTTAACGCTTATGAATTTAATTAAACACGGAAAAAATATCCACGAACTGCAATTAGTGGGTAAACAAATTCACGTAGCTATGCTATCCGACTTGCACTGGGACAACCCTAAATGCGATTGGGTACTATTAAAAAAACACTTGGATTTCTGCAAAGCGAATAACATACCAGTAATTATAAACGGGGATTTCTTTTGCTTAATGCAAGGACGCGGAGATAATCGACGCAATAAATCGGATATTAGAACCGAACACAATAACACGCGTT